CGGAGTAGACCCGCTCGCGGGCACGAAGGAGTTCTTCTCCTACGACGACACCGACGACTCGTTTACGATCCGCACGGAGCAGGACGTCACCGCGCTGATCGAGGCGAACAAGGTGCTGTCCAATGCCGCGGACGAAACGTGGCGCGGCGACATGCACCGCGTGGCGTCGATCCCGCTCTCGCTCATGCCCATGCTCGAGAAGCAAGGGATTATGACGAAGGCCGGCGCGATCCTCGACGAGAAGAAGCTGCGCGCGTGGCTGAATGACGCCGACAACCGATACTTCCGCACGCGAGGCGGCTACGTATGAGCGCGCTTGCCATCGTCGATTACGCGACGCTGCAGAACGCGGTTGGGCAGTGGCTCAACCGCTCCGACCTCACCGACCAGATTCCGGCGTTCATCCAGCTGTGCGAAGCGCAGCTCAAGCGGAAGCTGCGGCGCACCACGACGCGCGCCACGATCACGATCGCCGACGAGTCGACGATCCTGCCTGGCGACGCCGCGGAGCTGCGCTCGGTGCGTCTCGTGTCCGATCAGCCGTTTCTCGACACGTCGCTCAAGACCGGCACGGTGGAATGGATCAACGACCGGCGCGCGGAGCTCAACGCGGTCGCTGGGCGGCCGAAGTACGCGACGCTTGTCGGCGGCCAGCTGCTCGTCGTGCCGGCGCCGGACCAGAGCTACCAGGCCGAGGTGTTCTACTTCCAGCAGCTCTCGCCGTTGTCGGACACGAACACGACGAACAGCGTCCTAACGGAAGCGCCGGACCTGTACCTCTTCGGCGCGCTCAAAGAGGCTGAGCCGTACCTCGAGCATGACGAGCGCATCCAAGTGTGGGAAACCAAATACGCGGACGCACTGACGCAGCTGCTCGATGTGCGGGACCGCGAGGAGTTCAACGCATCGTTGCAGCCGATTCGGTTGCCGGTGGTTTTCGGGTAAAACATGGCTGACACGACTACGACTAACTATGCCTGGGTGCAGCCCGAGGTTGGGGGCAGCTCTGGCTCTTGGGGCGGTAAGCTCAACACGGACCTCGAGGACATCGACGCAGAGGTATTCGCCGTCAGCGGCGTTGCTAACGCTGCGCTCCCGAAGGCAGGGGGAACGCTCACCGGCCAGCTGTCGACGAAAGGTGTCGACTACCCGGCAAATGATCTTGGCACGCCGGGCGGCACGCTCACGATAGACCTGAGCACCGGGAATTACTTCAAGTTCCAGCCCATCTCGGCGATCACGTCCGTGGTCCTAACGAACGTGCCGGCCGCGGGCCGCCTCGCGGTGTTCTTCCTCGAGATCGTCAACGGCGCTGCTGTTGGGATCACCTGGCCCGCCTCGTTCAAGTTCGCGGGTGGTACGCAGCCGGTGTTATCCACGTCGGGCACCGACGTTCTCGCGTTCATTACGCGGGACCACGGCGCGACGGTCCTCTGTGTCGGCTTCCAGCTGAACGAAAGCTGATGCTCGAGCTGCTTGCGGCAATGATGGCGCACACGGCGTCGGGCCCTCCGACACCGTCCGTGGTGTCTGTCGTCGCTGGGACGACGAACTCCGGAACGTGCGTCGTTGGTTCGCACATCCCGCGGACCTCTGCGTCGTATGACGTGACGGTGACGCTGGCGAACATGGACTTCAGCACCTACGAAGTGAAGCTCTACGAGAACAGTGTGTTGAAGCAGACGTACACCGCGGGGCCGATCGTGTATTCTGTCACCGTGACTGGCGCAGTGGAGGGCGGCACGTACACCCCCTTCACCGTCAACCGCACCTACCGTGCGGACATCGTCAACAAGACGACGGGCGTGGTGGTCAACTCGGGGTCGGGCAACTGGACGCAGCGGTACGGTGGCTGTCCATGAGCGAGTTTCAGTTAGGCCGGCACGAGCAGGCCATCGACATGCTCCTGCAGGGGCAACAGCGCGTCGAGCAGCAGATCACCGTCCTGCAGGCGAGCGTCGCCGACATCGCGAACAGCGTCGCCGAGCGCAAGGGTGAACGGCGCATGACCCTGTGGTTTATGAGCACGGGCAGCGCGGTGTTAGGCTCGGTCCTGACGCTCATCGCGCGGTACGCGGTAGGGACCAAGTGAGGCTCTTTCGCGATCCGGGCGGCAAGCCGAGCATGACCCGCGTGATCGCGCTCCTCCTTGCGTTGGACGCGACGGCGCTCGCGGGGGCGATCGTCTGGTACGTCGTGCACTGCACGCCGAAAGCGGATGTGCTGATGGGCGCGGCGTCGGTTGTTGGTGCGTTTGTGGCGTCGGGCTGCGTGGCCCTGATGTCTCGTCTCAAAGGGAAGGACTCAGATGACGCGCGATGATTCGGTGGGATGTCGACAAGAGCAAGCTCGATCCGCAGTTCGCCGCTGACGTCGACGCGCGCCTAACGAACTCGATTTATTCGTGGGCGGTCGTACAGGGCCTGCGTTCGGAAGATGAACAGCGCGCCCTTTACGAGAAATACTTGGCAGGTGGCCCGCTCGCTGCGAAGCCAGGGCACAGCCCGCACGAGCACGGCCTGGCGGTAGACGTCGCGCAGATTCTGCCCGACGGGCACCTGTCCTGGGACGTGTCGCACCCGGCGTGGCCGTGGCTGTGGGAAGCGATCAAGGCCACGCCGCACCTGCACTCGGGGCATTTCTTCCCGCCGGTTGCGCCAGCGGACGACGATCACATTCAGGACATCCGGTGGTACACGATCCGCGCGGGCTTGAAAGCGCGGGGTGAGTGGTAAGATGGAGGAGAAGATACTCCCCCTCAACATCCCGCCCGGCTTCTACCGCGACGGCACGACGTATCAAGCGAAAGGCCGCTGGGTCGATGGAAACCTCGTTCGTTTCTTCCAGGGCACGACTCGTCCGTTAGGCGGATGGCAGCGCGTGCAGGCGGCGGCCGGGGGCGATCTCGCGGCGGTCAGCGGGATGCCGCGCGCGGCGGTCGCATGGCGCTCCGCAAGCGGCGCACAGTGGGTCGCGATCGGCACGGTGACGAAGCTGTACGTCCTAGCGGGCGGTCAGCTGTTCGACGTCACGCCGGCGGGGTTCTCCTCGGCCGGGCGCGTCGACAGCACGACCTCGAGCGGCGAGTACGGTGACGGCGAATACGGCGTCGGCTTGTACGGCACGGGCTCCGTAGCGGGCGATCTCGTCGACGCGGACACTTGGGCGCTCGACGTCTTCGGCGAGTGGCTCGTCGCCGTGAATACGGTCGACGATACGCTGTACGTCTGGAAGGGCAACACCGCAGTCGTCGCCGCGGTCCCGTCGCTCGACATCGCGTTCACGGGCTCGCTCGTGGTCGATGGCGCGACGCTGGCTGGCGCGACGAGCATCAGCCTCAAGGCGACGACGCTGACGGGCTCCGTGGTGCCAGGACAGACGTTCATCGTCGACGGCACGACCTACACGGTGCTGGCTCCGGCAGTCGCGAGCGGCAACGTGCTCGCGATCTCGTCCATCTTCCCTGCGGTGCCGTCGAACATCGCGGACGGCGACGCGGTGACTGGCGTCAGTTCGCAGGCGGTGAGCGCGACGGCTGTCGTGACTACGCCGGAACGGTTCCTCGTTCTGTTAGGCGCGGCTGGCGATGCGCGTCAGGTGTGGTGGGCGTCGCAAGAGACGATCAATGCCTTCCAGCCGTTGAGCAACAACAGCGCGGGCTCGTTCATCCTGACGACGAACGGGCGGCTGATGTGCGGCCGGCGCACGAAGAGCGAGACGCTCCTGTGGACGGACGCCGATCTCTGGCGCATGACGTTCATCGGCGACCCGCTGGACTACGCCTTCACGCAAGCCGGCGATCAGTGCGGCATCATCTCGCGGCTGGCGCATGCGGCGCTTGACCAGACGGTGTACTGGATGGGGAAGGGCGGTTTCTTCTCTTACGACGGCTACGTGCATCCGCTGCCCTGCGATGTGTCGGACTTCGTGTTCGGCAACATCAACATGACGCAGCGGGCGAAGGTGTGGGCGATCGCGAACTCGGACTTCGGCGAGATCACCTGGTATTACCCGTCGGCGACCAGCACCGAGATCGACAGCTACGTCACGTTCAACGCGCGTGAAGGACACTGGGTGACGGGCTCGCTCGTGCGGACGGCCGGCGCGTCGATGGCTCCGTTAGTCGAGCCGATTCTGGTCGACTCGAGCGGACAGGTCTGGCAGCACGAGACGGGCACGAACCACCAGGGCGCCACGCCGTTCCTGCTGAGCGGCCCGATTGAGGTCGGCCCCGGCGACCTGCAAGGCTACGGCCGCACCGGCCAGGGCGAGCAGATCATCAAGCTGCAGCGGTTCATCCCCGACCAGCGCGCGTTAGGCGACCTGCAACTGACGGTCTTGTCGGCGATGTTCCCGACTGACACGCCGACGTCGAACGGGCCGTATCCTGCGACGGCGCCGACGAGCCTGCGAGTCACGGGGCGGCAGATGCAGCTGCGGTTCGACCAAGTGAACGAGAATGACTGGCGCTTGGGCGCCTTCCGCATTGGAGTGCGGTTAGGTGGGAAACGATGAACCCGCTTCGGCTACCGACGCCGCCGGCCAAGTATGACCCAGCTGACCAAGCTGCATTTCGGCGCGCGCTCGAGGCGTGGGCGCAAGCTCTCGTCAGCGGAGCAGGGTCAGTGGGTCCGCCGGGACCCGCAGGAGCGACAGGCGCGACAGGAGCTGAGGGAAAAGTCATGCGCGTGATGGACTTCTGGTGGGACGTCTACGGAGCTCCCGGCGCGTCAGTGCCTTCGACGCTGATGAATCAGTCGGGCAGCAATCCACCGTCGACGACCTTCTGGACCGCGGGCACTGGCTTCGGTTCGCATCCAGTCTACAGCGCCACGATAGGCCGTGATGTGTTTGCGTTGGGCACGAGTGCGGCGACGGGCGGCGTGCAGACCACGTTCTCCTTCCCGCTCATGCACGACAAGGCGCTCGTCGTTAACAAAGTCAGCGCGGCGATGCAAGTCGTGGGCTTCGAGATCGAGATGGCAGCGTCCGCGCTGCCGACCGACGCCACCGGCGGCAAGGACGAGAACATCGTCGGGATCATCTTCACGCAGTCGGACGGTACGCTCCCGACGGGCTCTTCGACGGGTATCCTCGGCAGCTCGGCCGCGTTCATGGCGATGATGGCTGCGCACGACGGAAACTGGTACTTCTTCGCCGGCACGAAGAGCCGCGCAGGCTCGGGGCCGTTCCCCGCAGACTGCTGCACGGATCAGCTGATCTGCGGCACGAACACGACGCTGCACAAGTTCCGGTTCCTGTTCAAGAGCGCGACGTCGGCGAACTACGGCTCGTTAGACATCTACGTCGACGACGCCACGACGCCGGCGCTGCACATCGACTGGAATCCAAGCAACACGCCGAGACTGCCGGGCTACGGCAGCGGCGTCTTTCCGTGGTGGCGCATCATGCTCGTCGGCGACAAGACGACGGGCGGCACGAACGGCGGTGTGAACTTGCTCGCGGCGAGCTCGCACTTCTTCTCCGGCCCGGATGATCCAGCGGTCTACTGATGTTCAAGGCCGAGGATTATCGCCTGCAGATCGAAGCGGCGCTCGCCTACGCGGCGGGTTCGCACACGTTCGACGACGTGGCCGCGGGCGTCGCTGCAGGCACGATGCAGCTCTGGCCCGGGCCGAACTCGGTGATGGTGACGGAGATTGTGGACTATCCCCGCTACCGTGCGCTCCGGTTCTTCCTTGCCGGCGGTCGCATGCCGGAACTCGAGGCGATGACGCCGGGCGTGCTGGACTGGGGGCGTGAGCAGGGCTGCGCACGAGCGGAGTTCCTGGGGCGGCGTGGATGGCAGCGGTCGTTCCTAACGCGGAGCGGATGGCGTGATACACAACTGGTAGCACTCGAGAAGCAACTGTAATGGGCAAGAGCTCAGGAAGTACGTCGGTCAACCTCGACCCGGCCACGCAGAACCGCCAGAGTCAAATCTGGTCGGCTGCGCAGCAAGCTGCGGGGTCGGCGCCGCCAGGCGCCAATCCGCTGACGGGGCAGGCCGTGCAGGGGTACCAGAACGCCGCCAACGCCGGCAACCTTGGCTTCTCGGCTCTCTCGGGCGATCCGACTGCGATGGCCAAGCTGATGAACCCCTATCAGCAAGAC